TTGATTTTATATCTACTATTTGTTGCGCTTCTTTTTCTGCTTCTTTTTCTATTACTTTTTCTATTGTTTTTGATGTTTTTTTGATGTCTTTTTGATGCTTTTTGATGTTCCATTCTTTTGTTTGTGTGTTTGTAGTTTTATTTCTTGATATTCCTTTTTCTTTTAAAAAAGCATTTATTGATTTATAATTTCCTGAAATGTATTCCTTTTCTAACTGCTTCCAATCATATTTTGCCATCAACTTCCACCTGCTTTATTCACTGTTTCTATCATATTCTATACATTTACAATTAATACAATTAGCTTGCCCGTCTATTGTTACAACTACACTACATTCCTTATAATCTTTATTTTTATAATGTATGCAATAAGGACATATTTCTTTTTTATATTTTTCAGTTATTTCATTTGTATTCATAAGGTACTCCTTTTGGCTTATCTAATTTTTGTTCTTTAAAGCATTTGTCATAATATTTGCATTGTTCGCATTTCCTTTTCATGCATTCTTTCCAATTTATTTTATCTTTCATATTTGCTTAGCACCTTTATTAATAAGTATAAAATTATAATCTTTAGTTTCATTTACTTCTCCTTATAAATAAAAAAACAAACTACACTAGAAATAGCTTGTTTAGTCAAATATTTTGTATAAGAAAGTAGGTGATCTTTCAACGGTTTACAATGTCTAGTACATTTAAAAAGAGTAGACATTTAAAACATCTGCTCTTTCTTAATAAATTATAGGTTCAAATACTATTAGATATTCATTATCTAACTTATTTGCTATTATATATATTAGCAACTTTTAATGTCGTGATTCAACCTTATTTTTCGTGTTGTAAATCAAATTTATCAAATTCTGTTAAAGCTTCTCCATGTTTAACGCACATGTATTTATATTCATATCCTAATTCACTTGCAGCTGTAACTAAGCTTTTACCATTTATGTATATTTTCGTTAAAATCAATTTATTTTTTGATTCTAATTTATTTAATTGCTCTAATATTTTATTTTGTTTCTCTTGTTGTTTTATTATATAATCATATACTTCTTTTATTTTATCTTGTAAATTTACTATCTTCTCTGCTTCTATATCATATATGCTTTTACTTCCTTTAGGCATATCCGGTAAAGTTGTAGTTAATCTATTAATTGTGCTGTTTAGTTCCTCTATATATTCCATTTGCTCTTTTATCCACTCTTGATTATATTTGTAATCTTTAAGGTCTTTTCTATTCATTTGTACCTCCTACGTATAGTAATTTTTTAATTTATAAAAACTCTCCTCTGTTTTTATTCTAATTCTTGTTACTTCTGCCTTGCTAGCCTTATCCTCTAACCTCTTTTTAAGTACATTATCTAATATGCCTAGATCTGCTCTTATCTTTTGTATTAGTTCTTTTTCTTCGTCTGTCAACATTAGTCATTCTCCAATCTATAGCAATTTCTTTCGTATTGCTCATGTGTTAGTATTGTTCTAATTTTAGCTATTTTTGTAATATCGAATCCCTCGACGCATAAACACTCTTTGTTACTTCTAGTATCTCTGTAGCTATTTACTCTACCAACTTTTAATTTACTTAAAGAATTAACTTGATATTCTACTATATCTCCCTCTTCTATTAATTCTTTTATGTTAAAGCTATGGTTTAATATTTCATTATCTTTTCCTAAATATGTTCTACCTTTACCATATTTAAAAATTTTTCCTTTTTTAGTTCTCACATATTCTCCTACTTCAATCTTGTCCATTGTTACCTCCCTAATAATTATCTTTTAATAATTCATTTCTAAATTTTTGCTTTAAAATAGAATATTTTACATCATTTAAAATATCTATTGCATTTTGATTAATTTCATCTTGTTTTCTTAATAAACTTTCTTTAATTTTATACGTTTCTTGGTCCGTTTCTTTCGCTAACTTTGTTGCTTCTTCTTCACCTAAAATTCCTTTTTTTATTTTAATTAAATATTCTTTATTATCTGGAATTAAGCAATCTTGATATTTCCTTTTTTCTATTCCGTATTTTTTAATAAAATCATTCATTCTTAAAATATGATGTAATTGTTTTGGATCATATCCGAATTTTTCTATTTTATCTTTTGTTGCAGGGTATGGATGTTTTAAAGCTTTTAATTTTTCTTTACTCATTCCAGATATACATCTTAATGCTTGATTTACATTTAATCTAGCAATTTCTTCTCTTGCATTTATCATTTTCTTTATTTGTTCGCTATATTCTAGTTTTACTATATTGAATTTAGTAAATAATATTTCTATAAAGTTTATATTTTGTTTTTTAAAATTTTCAAACATTACTCTTATATCTTTTACATCAATATGCTCATTATTATCTAATACAAGAGTTTTACTTACAGGCTGTTTATTATAAACTATATCTTCAAAACTAGGTAATACTATTGCTTTTGTATCTATGTCAGATTTATAATCATCATCATATATATCTAACTCATAGTTTTGACTACCTTGCACTCCTAAATAAGCAACATCATATTTATCTTTTATAGATTCATAATGTTCTTTTAATCTCGTGTTAATAAAATCATCTCTACTCATAACAATTCCTCCAAATTTAAAAGTCTTTTGTGTACATCTATTCCTACATTTATACATTTATATCCGTATTCATTATTTAACTTATTCATATATTCAGAAGTGTTACTTTTTATGGTATGAATATGTCCAAATAAATGAATACTTCCATTAATTTGTCCATTCCATTCAGCTATTGGATAATGAAACATTACAATCTTTTTTTTGTTAATTTTAATCTCTTTATAATAGCAAATTTCTTCAAATAAATTTTTATTAAATCTCTTATCATCTAAAAAGTTTTTATCATGATTTCCTATTATCAAAAATTTATTTCCGTTTAACTTATATAATATTTCATTTGTTTTCTCGCCTTTATACCAACTAAAATCTCCTAAGATATATATTTTATCATCTTTCTTTACAGTTTTATTCCATAATTCTATAATTGCTTTATCCATTTCCTCTATATCTTTAAACGGTCTATTTTCATACTTTATTATATTTTTATGTCCAAAATGTAAATCAGAAGTTACCCAATTATTCATTTTATTCCCCTTTCTGTTCTGCTTTCCTTTCAAAATATTGTTTTATGCAATCATAGCAATCTATATTTTTATCTATACATTTTTCATCGCAAAATTCGTTATTTTTACCTTCGGCTCTTGTATAATATTCTGATAATGTATCAATATAGTCTATTAATAAATCTATCATCTTGTCTTTCTTCTCTGCAAGCTCTGTGTTTTTCTGATGTATCTCTGCATCTTTTTCTTTTAGCATATTTAAAATCGTTTCTATTGCTGTAGTACTACAAATGCAATTATCATATTTTATTTGTCCTGCTTTATTTTTTCTTATATTAATTAGTTGTTCTAAGCTTTCTATAGCTTCTTGCTCTTTAGTCATCTACTCACCTCTTGTTTTCTCTATCAAAATGCTCTGTTAATTTTCCATTTTTCATTCTTACATACTTACTTATTCTATCATTATAATTAACTACAAATCCTTCTACATTTCTATTCGTTTTCTTACAATATGCTGTATATAATTCATCTAATTTATTCTTGTCTGGAACTATTCCTAATTTATATGCTACTGGTACTACCCCTATAAAGTTTGGTATAACTTGTGTTTTAAAAGGATATATAAATAAACTATGATAATATCTAAAATTGTATAATTCCATTTGTGGATTTACATTTGCTTTCGCAAACATATAAAATCTTTGTTCAAATTCATCTACAGGATATTTTAATTTACCCATTCCAATCCATTCGCCACATAAACAACTATTGTCTTGTAATTCTAATTCTAAAAATGCTTTATGATCTAATAACCAATTATATAGTCCTTTGTATAAAACTTGTTTTACTTCATTAGTATCTATTTCATCTATTCCGTATATATTATTTCTTTGTGCTATATATAACTTATTATTTAATTTAAATATACATAGATTACTTCCGTCTAATTTTTCTGTTATTTCACAACTATTTTCGCTACATACTTTTACTCTTTCTGTTTTTGGATATATTGTTTTTTTAATCACTTTATTTTTCCTCTCTAATTCTTCTATTCTCTTTTTATCTTCTTCTCTTTCTGCTAATATGTGGGCTATTGCATTAATACAATCAATAGTTTTCTCATCCCATCCTAGGTTATTGTAAATAATTTTATGTGTTCCCTCATGTATTAATAAATTTAAGTATTTTTTTAGATTTTGTAATATCTTTAAATCCTCTTCTATATCCATCCTAATTCCTCACATTTCTTATTTAATTATTCTTAACTCCAAATCTGGATATTTCTTTTCAAATAGCTTACGTTTCAGCTTAAATACATCTGTCTGCATACCTTTTACATCTTCTACTATTGTCTTTCCTTCTTCTATATACTTAAAATCTGCTATATATTCTATCTTTCTATATGTCTTTCCATTTTTCTTAAAACTATCTTGTAATAAAAAATGAGGCTGTAATTCTAAATTACTTATTTGTCTAGCTTTTAATAATAATTTTAACTCCTTATATCTTCTGCTCTCTTGTATACTATCAAATCCATAATCTTCTACTATAACTTTTTTATTTCTGTACTTGTTCACTTTTTTTTAGCTCCTCTCTCCACATCTTTTCCCAGTTTTTATGTCCGTGGCACAAAGTTTCTGCATCTCTGCCTAGGTGTAAAGTTTTCTTGTTCTTCTGCATTACACCCTAGGCAGTAATAGCAAATATATTTTTTATCTATTTGTTTCATCTTCTATAGCCTCAATTCTTCTAAAGTATATAATTCACCTCGTTCCATCCCTTTGTACATTTTTCCTATCTCAAATCCAGGAAAACTTATACCTAAATCATTTACCATGTTTACGGTTATATATTCTCTTTTACCGTTTGTACTTTTCTTAATGTTCGTTACTTTATCCCTAAAAGGTCTAATTACATTACTTAAATATCTCTTTTCTACTTCGTCTAGTATTTCAGGCTTACTTTCATATACCGCTTGATATTCTGGCTCTTCTATTTTTATTATTTTGCCTAATATTCTAGATTTAAAATTATATAGCTCTAATATATTTTTTACATAACTAGCATTTTCGAAAAAATCTTCTCCATCTTTAACTAAAATTTCTCCATTTTCAAATGTTACTTTTGTTCCAATTGGTGCTTTTTCTAAATCTTTGTATGTATATTCTACCTTTTGTAGCTCTTTTTCTTTAAACCATTCCTTGTTCTCAATCATATAACCTCTTTCCTCTATATCTTGGACAGTATAAACTTCTCCTAATTTAACATCTTTGTTGTGATATATTACGCTTTTCACAAACCTCACTCTATCTCCAACTTTAAATTTCATCTTTAATTCCTCCTAACTAATCTATTCTTGTAATATGATTATAATTAACTGCTTCATATCCTTTTTTTGTTATCTTATAAACAGTTACTGCTTTACCTGTGTATTCACAAGTTTTCTTTGCTGTTTCTTCCACATATCCCATCTTTTCTAATTCTGTTAAACGTGGTGCTGTCGTATTTCTTTCACTTGTATTTGTAAATTCTAAATCAAATAATTCTACTGCAATTTCTTTTGCAGTCTTATTTCCATAAAGTAATCTTTCTAGTATTTGCATATATCTTATTTTCTTTTTAGGCTTTATATTTTCAAAGCTTAATTGCCTTGTTATATTACTTATTTTCATTCGTTATCACTCCTCTAACATATCTATTGCATGTTTTACTTCTTCTAATATTTCAGAAGTTGTCCATTTTTTACCACCAACTCTAAATCGCTCTGGCATCATTTCTTCATATCCTCCATAATCTCCATAATGTGCATAATCCCAACCTGCAAACCAACCTTCTAATCTTTCATTTTCAGATATATACAAATGATCATCTGCATAAGTCACTCCACCGTGTACATCTAAATCTATGTCTTCCATTTCTTTTTCATAATATTTTGAGCCTTTTGGCATTTCTATATATGCTGTTGGATGGTATCCTAAATTTAAAATATAATAATTAAATCCTTTATAATTGCCTCTATCTAATAATATTCTTACTTGCTTTGGTGTATATTCCATTTCTTTCACTTTCAATCACTCCTTAATTCGCATACAAACTTTCAAACTCATCTTCTGTATATTTACGTTGCTCTATTTGTTTGTCATTACTTATTTTCTCCTTATTCTCTCTTTTTGCCTCTTCTAATGTCTTAATATTAGCTTTAGACCAGTTATTTAATATCGCCTTAATGTAGCTAATTGTCTTTTTGTTATTTTCTACAGATATTTGCATTGCATAAATCACTAGTTCACTAGACAAATCTTCTGCATAACTTTCTAGAATTTTTAGGCCATATGGACTTAAAAAGCCAATATTATTATTATAAAAATCAATAACTCCTTGTAAACCGTCAACACAACTGTCGCTTACAACATCATTATTATTGTTGTCTTCATCTTCTTCATTATCATTATCATCTTCATCATCATTATCGGTTTTTTTGGCATCCATTTGGTTTTCTTTAAAACCGTTCGTTTTTTTATTATCCATTTGCTTTTTTGGTCTGCCACCTCTTTTAGCATTCTCTCTATTTTTTGCACACTTTTCTTCGTATTTTTCTCTATCTCTATCTAATTGTGTCTTAATAAAAGAGAAAGCCATTTTTAACATTCCGTCTAGTTTCGGAATCTCACTTGTTTTTTCGTATTTCATTATTGCTCTTATAAGTTGTCCTAATTGTTCATCTGTTAATAAACTAAATTGTTCTTCATAATCTATGTATATTAGAAAGCTGTTCTTATCCATTTGCTTCCTCCTTTTGTAATATTTAAGGGCTAAGTTTGTTGCCTAGCCCTGTTGTTTAATTTTCTTTTCTTTTAAATGTTTCTTTTACTATTTTTTCTACTTCAAATACTTCTATGTTGAAATATGTATCTTCTGGTGTCATGCTTTCACTTTTAAGACTTCCTACTTCCCAAACTCCAAAATAATAATCCTTTCCATTTACTTTTGCTTTATATACATTTTCCTCTAAAATGTACCATCTATGTTCATCTGTACTTAATGTTTCTACAAATTCAATATCTTTATATCCATCTTCTTCATAATGTTCATCTAATAAATCTCCCATTCTTGCATATTTCTTCGCTTCTTTCTTTAAACTATCTATAAAACTCATTTTAATTTCCTCCTAATATTTCTTATAAATTAAATTTTCTATTTTCCAATCTTTATATTTTGTTTTTAAATAAATTTTTATATTATCTTCATATAATTTAGTTGCTTGTCCAAAATCTTCTTCGTAATGGCATTCTGGACACATCGTAACTATATTCTGTTCTATTCCAAGGCCTCCTTGGCTTCGTTTTATATAATGTGCATTTGCACAACTTACTGGAACCCATTTTCCACAAATTATGCAATGTTCATTATCTCTTTTCCATACTTTTTCTTTTACCTTTTTAGGTATTTCACAGGCTCTACTTCTTTTACTCATTTATTTCTCCTTTATGGGGGAGCTTTAGTGGCACTAATCAAAAGAGTGCTTTTCTCCTTTATTCTTCGTCACAATTTAGTGCCACATTTCCAATAGACTTTCTATTTCTTGTTTCGTTTTTACTTCTATATTTAATTGTTTTGCTTCTTCTACTAACAATTCTATTAATAAACTCATTTCTTTACTATCATAAGTAGAAGATCCATAATAACAATGTACTTTTATACATTTATCTTTTCTGGTAACTTCTTGTATTAGAAAGCCTAAACCTTGTTTCTCCCATATTCTTTTAAAATTTTCAAATGCTTTTTCTTCTACTATCATTGGCTCAAATGTTCCTATATCTTTTATAGCCTCTTTATATATCTTTTCCTTTGTTGTTATAGTTCCATCTTTACTTAATTCTTTTGCTATTTTGTCACATAGTACCCAACAACAAGCATTAGCATCTAAACTACGTTTTTTTCTGTATTTCTTTATGTCTATATTTAGCTTGTCCTCATTTTTTAGTTGTTCTATTACTTCTGGTTGTTGCATATTTAGTAACAGCGTTATTTTAAGTTTATGTGTATTAAAATCTATGTTAATATCGATTATATTTCCTGTAGTTTGCATTTAAACACCTACTTTTTTGTAGCAAATGCATCGCATATAGCTTTATAATCTTTTATCTTTATTTCTTCTAATTTTGCATAGTTAAATCCAGCTAATACGATTGTTACTATTGCATCAGATATTTTGTAGTTCTTTATTGCTTTCTTTAATGCATTTACTTTTATTTCGTCTATGCTTTCCTCTTTTAGTAATTCTTCATCATTTTCTTTATTTTCGTCTGCTCCTTCACTTTCGCTATATACTCCTGAGAAAGCCAACTTAGAATTTTTTAATACTACTCTGTCAAAGCATCTCTTTAATGCCATTGCATATGGATAATCATTTTTACAATTTTTATCACTTACTTCTCCAACTTCATAAATTCCTTGCTCATCATTTATATATGTATAAACTAATTCGTTCTTGTATCCCATTTCATTTACTGTTATACAAGAAGGTTTAAACTTTAATTTATCTTCTAATGAATCATTTATTTTTAAACAACCTGTGTGACTTAAAATAAGTCCACTATATTGCATCTTTCCTGTTTTCGTTTCATTCATTAATATCCAGAAATCACTCTCTTGCAATCCATATTTGTCTTCTTTTATTAATTCTATTGCTTTCTTTTTTGCACTTTGATATTTATTAGTTATATATACTGGTATATCTTTCCCTTGTTTGTTAGAATATTCTTCTTTTTTCTCGTCAAACATCTATAACACACTCCTTATATATTCACTTTCTAATTCTTTTTTTTCGTTTTCCCATATTAACTCCGTATCGTCCTTTATTGCATCAAATTCTTCTTGTAATCTGTCTTTACAATCTTCTAATATTTCTTTAACATATTTATCCGTAGTTTCATTTATTTGCATATTTAAAGTTAATATTGCTTCTTCTAATTCATCATATCTTTTCTCTATATCACTCATCTTTTGTTTGCTCCTCCTTTAATACATTTAACTTTCTTTCTAT